TTGAGCGACCACAACGAGGTTAAGCTAATTGATATGGCTGACCTTGATGGTTCTCAAAATGTTCGTGTTGTTATGCGTTTTACGGCAGGTATCCAATATGGTATCGGTTCGGACATCGTTTATTACACAACTGCATAATAGTAGTTTAGTTTAGTTAATAATTAGGGCAGGTAGGCTGATGCTTGTCTGCCCTTTTTTAATAAAAAGAAAAGAAAAATGGCTTGTGATTTAACAAAAGGTCGTGCTTTACCTTGTAGAGAATCGGTAGGTGGTCTTAAAGCAGTTTACTTTGTAGACTTCGGAGACTTAGGAACGATTACTCTATCTTCGGATGAGGTAACAGATATGACAGGAACATTCTCTGCATACAAGTATGAGCTTAAAGGCACATCAAGTGTAGAGCAAACGATTAACGCATCTCGTGAAAATGGAACAGTATTCTTTGACCAAGCGGTTACTCTTTCTTTGCCTCAGTTGAGCAAGGAAGATAACAACGAAATCAAGTTATTGGCATACGGAAGACCTCACATTGTTGTTGAGGATTATAACGGAAATGCTTACTTGGTAGGTCGTGAACACGGAGCAGATGTTACAGGAGGTTCTATAGCCTCTGGTGCTGCTATGGGTGATATGAGTGGATACACGCTTACATTCAACGCTATGGAGCGTACTGCTGCAAACTTCCTTGCAGGTGCTACAGATGGTAACCCATTTGCAGGTATGACTTCTGCTACTGCTGGTATTGTTACTTCGTAATAAAGTAGTATATTTGTAAGACCTACGACATAGGTGTTTTGGTTTTGGGATAGGGTAGTTCTTCGGGGCTACCCTTTTCTTTTTCATAACACTTACCTCTATTAGTGGTTAACCTATTATGCATATTGTAACCACAACAGATAAGAAGATATACTTTGTTCCAAGAGCGTTTGATACAAGCGTGTCGGTAAAGATTACTGATGAGGAGACAAACACTTCTTCTACTGAATCGTTAACTGCTACGCAAGAGGCTAATTACTTGCATATCACACCTACCTATACATTTGAGCAGGATAGATACTATACTATTAGAATCACAGGCACTAACGAGATATATAGAGGTAAAGTGTTCTGCACTAACCAAACGGACTTAGAGAAGTTTAGTATTAACAATGGTGAGTTCACTCACTATGAGGATACTGATAATGATAATCAATACATTTACCGATGAGTAATATACGAATCGTTAACCTCGCCTCACACACTACCCCTGCGGTGATTGAAGACAATCGTAAAGAGTGGGTTGCCTATGGCGAAGACAACAACTACTTCCAATACCTTATTGATAGGTATAATGGTAGTGCGACAAACAACGCTATCATCAATGGTATGACCGAGCTTATGTACGGCAAGGGATTATCTGCGACTGATGCCTCTCGTAAACCAGAGGCGTATGCTCAAATGATGAGCCTATTCAAGCGTTCTTGTTTGCGTAAGGTAACCTTTGACCTAAAAGCATTGGGTCAAGCAGCCTTCCAAATCATTTACAACAAGGATAAGAGTAAGATTGTACAGGTAGCACATATGCCTATAGAGACACTACGCTTTGAGAAGATGAATGAAGATGGTGAGGTTTGTGGGTACTACTACTCTAAAGATTGGACAAAGATTCGTAAGAAGGGCTATGAGCCTGTAAGAATCCCTGCCTTTGGACACGGAGAAAAGGGTGAAGCGTTAGAAATCTACTGCATCAAGCCTTATCGTTCTGGGTTCTACTATTATTCTCCTGTAGACTATCAAGGGGGTATCTCTTATGCTGAGTTAGAAGAGGAGGTAGCAAACTACCATATCAACAACATTAAGAACGGTCTAAGCCCTTCTATGTTGATTAACTTCAACAACGGAGTACCTACTGAGGAGGAGCGAGAACTTATAGAGCGTAGAATTATCCAAAAGTTTAGCGGTTCTTCTAACTCTGGTAAGTTTATCCTTGCGTTTAACGATAACAAGGAGATGGCTGCAAGTATTGAGCCTGTACAATTGTCGGATGCAAGTGAGCAATACCAATTTTTAGCTGATGAGAGTATGCGTAAGTTGATGGTAGCACACAGGGTTACCTCACCTATGTTGATGGGTATTAAAGACCAAAGTGGTTTAGGTAACAATGCTGATGAGTTGAAGACTGCAAGTCTCTTATTCCATAACACGGTTATACGACCTTTCCAAGAAATGATATTGGATGCTATAGATGATATCCTTGCTTACAATGACATTAGTTTAAATATATACTTCAAGACACTACAACCTTTAGAACTACAAGCAGATATTACTGAAGACCAGAAAGAAGAACTTAGTAAGGTTGAGGATTGCGGATGTAAGGAAGAATTGAAAGATGCTGATGATCCTTGTACGGAAGGTTATGAGCAGATAGGTATGAAGATGAAAGATGGCAAGAAAGTGCCTAACTGCGTACCTATAAAAGCTGAAGAGCAACTAAGCGAGGATACTCGCCCTTTTCTTGATGACAAGTTAGCCCACGAGATGTTAGATGCATTGGCTGACTTGGGTGAGGAAGAGCCAGAAGGCTACGAACTCGTTGATGCAGAAATTGTAGGTGATGATGAACCTGAAGACTTTGATGTAGAGAACTACCTCAACGGACTTACTGAATTATCAGCAAAGCAAGATAGCACTCAAGATGGAGACATCTACAAGGTGAGATACAAGTATGTGAAGGGTACTAAGAAGACTGCTAAAGGCAGTTCTCGTACTTTCTGTAAGACTATGCTATCTCAAGGAAAATTGTACCGCAAAGAGGATATTGGTATGATGAGTGCAAGAGGTGTAAATAAGAGCTTTGGACACAAGGGTAGAAACTACTCTCTATTTAAGTATAAGGGTGGTGTAAACTGCTACCACAGGTGGGAGCGTAGAATCTACAAGAAAAAGTTGAAGAAGAACGGAGAACCTTACGGTGGCGATGCACTACGAGGTACGAGATATGTTAATGTTAACCAAGCCGTAAGAGCAGGATTTAAGCTACCTAAAAACCCTAAAGAGGTTGCAGTAGCACCAATAGATATGCCAAGACAAGGGCATCACCCTAATTACAAAGGATAATGGCAAAAGTATTATTTATAAAGAGAGATGACATTGTACGCAATAGCGTACTCTCTGGTAATGTAGATAGCGACAAGTTCCTACAATTCATTGAGATCGCTCAAGAGATACACATACAAAACTACTTAGGCACTAAGTTGTACGATAAGTTGCGTACCGATATCATAGCAGGTAGTGTACCTACTGCTTATGCTACTTTGTTGGATGACTATGTACAACCGATGTTAATACATTGGGCTATGGTTGAGTATTTACCTCACGCTGCCTACACGATAGGTAATGGTGGTGCGTATAAGCATACTGCTGAGAATAGCATAGCGATGGAGAAGAACGAGGTAGACTTCTTGACTAACAAGCATAGAGACATTGCAGAACACTATACTCGTAGGTTTATTGACTTTATGGCTTTCAACAATTCTACTTATCCCGAATATAACACGAACAACAACGATGATGTACACCCAGACAAAGATGCAGTCTTCAATGGATGGCAACTCTAAGAAACGCTACAAAGTCAAAGAGGTTAACCTAAAGAAGCTCAAAAGGCTTGTAAAAAAAATAGAAAGAAATGAACTTCGGAAGCATATATAGTTCTACATATTGGGGAAATGGAGTAACTGATAACACTATCGGTTGGGGTATTGTATATGAAGATTTAGTTTCATAAAAATGTACGATAAAAACTACATACCCTCACGCACCTCTCCTAAAGGTGATAGAAGAGGTTGTCTATGTTGGGAAACCTCAACCTACTCTATCAAGTGTTGTGATGGCTCAGTAAGAGCGCAAGGTGTTGGTAGTGTTTACTTTACCGATGAAGACTCAAATTTACCAATAAACTTAACACCACCTGTTATTTCTGGAACTGCTGAGAGAGGAGAAACTTTAACAAGCACTACAGGTACTTGGACAGGCACAGGCACAATAACCTTTGCATATCAATGGCGGAGAGATAATGTTAACATAAGCGGTGCTACATCTTCAACTTATGTGTTGGTAGCAGATGATGATAATACAAGCATCACTTGTGTAGTTACTGCTACTGATGATGAAGGTTCTACAAATAGTTCATCTAATGCTATTAGCCCTATACTCGGTTCTCCTTATAACTTGGTTGCACCTGTAGCAAGTGGAACAGGACAAGTAGGTCAAACACTATCTACTACTAACGGAAGTTGGCAAGGGATTGCTACGATCACATTCACCTATCAATGGAGAAGAGATGCAAGTGATATTAGTGGGGCAACCTCAAGCACTTACACATTAGTTGCTGATGATTATGCTACTGATATTGATTGTGTAGTTACTGCTACAAATAGTTTAGGAAGTGCTAACCAAGATTCTAATGATATAGCAAACATTGCAGGAAGTGTTCCTGTGATAAGTGGAGTACCTACAATAAGTGGAACGGCTAAAGTAGGTGAAACATTAACTGCAACTGCGGCAAGTGTTACAGGCACACCAACTCCTACAGATACATTCCAATGGCAAAGAAGCGATGATGGAAGTACAGGATGGGCTAATGTTTCTGGTGCTACAAACACTACTTATACTGCCGTATCAGCAGATGAAGGTAAATTCTTGAGAGTAGTACAAACCTCTACAAATGAAGCAGGAAGTGATACTGCAAATAGTGCATCTACTACTCAAGTAGCAGCAGCGTTTACAGGTATATTAGACACTTATAGTGGTGCTACGGCTGCTTACTCTTTACGATTACTAAGAAGTGGTTATACAGGTAGTGCTATTCGTGTTAGGAGGGCAGATGATAACGCAGAACAAGATATAGGATTTAGAAATAATGAGCTTGACACTTCAGCTCTTGCTACATTCTGCGGTAATTCCGATGGATATATAACTACTTGGTACGAGCAAAGCGGTGCAAGTGGTGCAGCAAATTTAACTCAATCTACCGCATCCAATCAGCCTAAGATTTATGATGGTGCTACAAGCTCCGTAGTATTAGAGAATAGTAAGCCTACTATAGAGTTTGACTACACCTCAACGCAACACTTTAGCGCAAGTCCTACAAATTGGAGCAGTATAGTAGATGATACTAACCATACTATTTCTATGGTTTATAATCTAAACCAATATAGCAGCCCACGCTCAACGCTTTATAATATAGCAAGTGATGAGGTAAGCGGTGGCGAGGGTGACACTCATATAGCTATGGCTCGTAGTGCAGGATTGAGAATCGGATTTTTTGACAAGAGCGTAGGTTCAATAACTAAAACCGCAGGGTTTATATCAACGATTGGAGGAGCGCAAAACGGAGTGCAGTATGTAGTAACTTCTATTTATGATACTACCGACCTAAACTCATTTGCAAATAGTACCATTGAGGATAACAATACCTCTAATCCCGAAGCACCAAAAACCGCTAACAAATTCTTTATAGGTGCGAATAGCAACTCTGCCAACCCAATGGATGGGAATATGCAAGAGTTCATTATTTGGAATGTTGACCAAACAAGCAACCGAAGCGGTATAGAAACGAATAT